TCATCGAATCAAAAGAGAAATTAGTCTTTACAAAATGCGACTGTCTCTTTGCATTATCTACATATTTACTATAGTTCTCAAACATGTCCTTCATCTTATCAGCCGAGTACTTCATATTTGCGCTAAACCATTTGGATCCCTGTATTAGCATATTCTGTGCTTGTGCTGAAGGATGAATGTCTGTAAGTTCTCCTGGTACGAATACTGCATATTCTGAGCTGCAGAAGTCCATATGTCCTGACCATGCAGATACTAATGCCGGTTTCTTGCTCATATAGTATTCGGCTAATGGTCTTCCAAATCCTTCGCCTTTTGTAAGATATAACATCGCCTTGACTTTGAAGTGATTATAGAGATTATTCATATCATCGTCATCTAACTCTCCATGAAGAAGATAGATATTAGGTAAGTCTTTTGCCTTTACTGTCTTGCGTATCGCATCTATTTTTTCAAGGATCTCATCTCGGTCCATAATGCTATTAGTCCCCTTGGCTGTCTTGAGTATCAATGCGGGCTTTTTAGTCTGATCTTTAAAAGTCTCTAGGAATGTTTTTATCGTGAGTCCTAAGTTCTTTCTGTCCTCTCCTATGTCACCTTGCAACCAATGACCTACGAAAAGGAAACAAAAGCTCTCTGGTATCTCATCTAGCGTAGTTACAAGATCAGTCTCTGACATATCTTCATCATCGACATAGTGATACTTAGCAAGGTCAATTCCCTCAAAGAGCACATCAATGGGTCGCTCTAATTTAATGGTCCTTGTTACTTGTCCAGTATTTTTATCTTGTTCATTGAATACTGATTCTTGAAACACTTTCTTTGCATGCTCTGAAGATACCAATGTGATATTCATTCTATTGCATCCATCTATCCAGCTAGGGTCACATATTGTGGTCTCAATGCCAGCTGTTACTCCTAGATTGTACTTACCCACTGGTTGGAACTCATTCGGTACTGTGATTTGACACCAAAAATCAGGTTGTTGAGTAAGTTGCTGGATGATGAAAGGCTTGATCCATGAGTATTTAGGACTATCTATTGAATTCCATGGAGTATTTCCCCACCTTTGTGGAATGATTTTAATGTCCCATTCATCTTTCTTAAGTTCATATAATGCTTTTACAAAATCATAACTCCTATGACCATATCCAGAACTTGTCAATATTGGGCAGCTTATTACTGCTAGTGGTTTTATCATAATTTCTAATTAATAAACAAGGGGATGTTGAATTTTTTTACGTGGTAATTCTGTTATCTTGATTAGCTCGAATTTCTTACGTGGTTTAAATGTATCTATAGCGATTTGTAATGTATCTGATACTCCATCTGACATTGCTTGGGCGGTCATCTTAGATTCTTCTGATGTGACCCACTCTCTTCCAGCCATTCCACGTAACATTCTGTCTTCTGATTCCATGTCATAGACTTGCTGTATTGCTTTGGCAACATCTCTGAAATCGCATCTATCATCAAATATATATGGAGTTGGTATTGATCCCACTATACTAAGATTGCTTGGGTATACTGGTACTGCCCATTTTCCATGATCTTTAAAAGTGCCATAGTGATTTGATGGGATATCCTTGCTTGGAGTAAACCATTTACCAGTCTTGTCTGTAAATCTCATCTGATCTTGCATACCACCAGTTACATTGGCTATGATCATCTTTCCACACATCATCGACTCTGTTAAGCTAAGTCCCCACCCTTCATTTGATGATATGAGTGCTGTAACATCTGCCATATTATAAAGAAGATTCATTTGCTGTGGGGTATACCTATCTTCTGCAAAGTACACTTTCTGGTATGATGGGTCACAAAGAAGATCTACAACTTTGGGAAGATCTGTTCCGTGCTCATCTGTTCTTTGAGTATGTAAAAGTAGCGCGCATTTCTTTGCTTTTTCCTTGCCTATGCTATCGGTAAAGATATTCCATGCCGCGATAAGATCTGATGTTGATTTGCGTCTAATATTCCTCGCATTGTACAAAACTACAAATTCAGGTTCAAAGCTTCCAAATATGCTCTTCTTCATATCCTTGAGTGCTACACTTGCATCTGTCATGAATTCAGTTATTGGGAAGAACATTTTATGATCTATACCATGTGGAACATAGTTAATAATTTTGTCGTCTGCTTTATCTCCAAGTACTAATTCAGTGATCAATTTAGTCTGCTTTGAGATACACATAAAGGCGTCACATGATTCGTAGTAAGATTTGTTATAAAGCGGCGCTGGAAAATCATCCCAAATGCTAAGATACGTAAGCGGAACTTTCTTTCTGATCTCTGCCTCCATATCAAATAACCAAACATAGTATCTAGGGTCTGTGAAAAGCATAATTGCATCTGGCTTCTCTATCTCGATGAGTTGACGTACTATATCTGGATTTCCATATCCGTCTGTTGGGTACAAGATCACCGAAGCATCTGGTATCTGCAATAAAGTATTTGTATCTTGAGAGAGATCTAATCTCTTGCCTTTCTCTGGATGATTGATACCGCCCGCTAATTGCACCCAGTTGAATCTATGTGCTGAATTTAGGACTATCTCTCTTGACATCGTGGCGACTCCGCTGTGAAATCTTAAATCATCGCCCAAAAACAAGATTTTTTTACGATCTTCTCTTTTTATATAACCTTCTTTCATATTTTATTTTATTATAGTCTGTTTAACTTGATCGACGAATGCGCTACCAGTATAGTATGTATTGTATGTGCTGTGTATCTTATGTCTAAATTCAGAATCTGTGATGTAGAGGAATAGTGCTCTTTCAGTTAATTCTTGCAAATACATTTTATTCATTTTGGTTAGCACTCTGAAGTCCTCATAGATATCTTTTGGTACTTTGATTGAGGTAAGTGTTCTTTCTTGTAATTTCATGCTTTTATCTATAAATATACGTAAAATGTTTACAGTGTATATTTTTAAGATATTTTTTTATCGCAAAGTTCTTTATTATCTTTAAATGGGCACCACTTACATCCATCTAGATTCTTGGGGTATGCCTTGTCTATGTGCTTGCCATCTAGAGTGAACACGTCTTTGACAAACGCCTTGAGATCTTCAGCTGCCTGTTTCATTTTGATCTTACCTTGAGCTGGTTGGAATATCTGTATCCTCTTTATTGGAAACTCAGCGTCTGCATATATCTTACGACGAACTATGAAGAATTCGACTTCGACCATCTCAGGATCTACACCTAATTTCTTTGAATAGAAATGCTTGTAGAAAAGTAATTGATTGATCTTAGTTTGATCTTTCTTATCTTTATCCTTCCAACCAGATGTACTAGTCTTGATATCATATACTTTATACTTACCAGTAGTTTTGCTTTTCATAATAAGATCTATGCTTCCTATCATCAATACATTAGGAATCTCATCTACTACTGGCTCGGTTATCTGAATCTCTATACCAACTAACGCCTCATTCTTTAGACTGAAATGCTCTGATCTCTTCTTCTTGATGTACTCGAGTATTGCTATACCGTCTTCGATGAATTCTTTGAATACTTCTGGCTTTACGAAATGTTCTCCTTTATTTTGCTCTAATGCCTCTCTATAATTATCTATCATGCGAGTCTTAAAGAAATCAATTAGATCCATAGAATCTGCTGCTTTTCCTGATACAGTGTACATGATATTAATGTACTCTTGGAATGCCTCGTGTAGAGAAGTTCCAAATGTTAGATTGATTGAATTCTCAAATTTCTTATGCTTCTTCACGTACTGTAGATACCATGAATATTGACAAGATTTATATAATGAATATTGAGAATAAGATATTGATTTCTGATAAGAATAATCTACGGGATATCCAGCTTTAGGCATCTTGTTGAGTTTGTAACTCTTTAGGTAGGAAATCTTGGTTTACATGTCCACACTTAGCACAAACAAAGGTTGGGATGGGAACTATTGCGTCTTGAGGTGTGCCTGTTAGAAATTTTGATGCTTTACGAATCATGATCCCCTCAGTGAAGATCTGTCCTTGACACTCATCGCATGTGATAGCGGTTGTCTTGTCTAGTGTAACATTGAGTTGTGGAGCTTGCTGTCCACCTAATGGTTTTTGCATATTATGTATTTAGATGAAAGTAATGAAATCTTTTGAAAGTATAAAGCTTATCTTATGAGTACTGTTTTATTTTATTGATCAGCATCGCCTTTGGTAGCGCTCCTATAGTCTTACCGACTTGCTGTCCGTTCTTAAGGAATATCAATGTTGGAACAGATGTTACTCCACATGAAGATGCTATTGTCGGGTTGTCTTGAGCATCTATGTAACTGATATTCGCCCCCGTCTCAGATGCTGCTTGCTGAGCTATTGGTTTGAATGTTGCGCAAGGTTGACATGTCTTAGTGGAAAAATAGATAATGTTGATCATTTTGCTTCTAATATTGATTTGAATTTGAAATAAGATTTATGCTTCTCTACCCCTGGTATGTCCCAGCCATTCTCGAAATCTGCCATCGTGTGTTCTGGTTTGATGTAGTATTGCCATATAGGATTCTTGATATATTTTAACCAAACACACAAAAGGTCCTCAAAATCCATCGGTTTCATATTATACCTCTCTGCAAGTTTCATGAAATCCTTATACTTAAATCCCGGTTTTAGAATCTTCATTGACGATGTTGCAGTAGGACCTAGCTTGCATTCTGACCATTCATCTATCTCGAATAGCCCTTTAAGTTTCGTATCAAGATTTACGTAATTGGCAAGGTCTGCGGCCATTAGCAGATAGTGGAAATTGAATGCATGGAGATTATGTTTCTTATTGTACTCATTCATCACATCTACTATGCCACCTACGCTTGTTCCTGGTTTAATCTTGTCTATAATATGCTCTGCCCAAGGTTCAAAGTGATTTATTACCAAGTTTTTAAGTGGATACCTTGGAGGTTGATTCACACAGCAGCTAACGAAATTACCATCGTCTGCTTTCATATATGGATAGAAGTCCTTGTAAGATGAGTAATTTTGGAAATTCAGTAGGATCGTATTATTATATCCGTGGTTGTATTGATTTGATGTACCAGACCCAAATATCCTATGCGAATATATAAGGAATAGGTAGTCGTATATTGTCCAGTCTGGATTTGCAATAGGTTTATAGATGTCCCATGTCAGAGAATCTTTACCTATAAAGTAGTCCTCAAGTAGAAAGATAAACCCCTCATACCTCCTGTCTATATTATGGAATAGGTTTACATTATCGATGTACCCGTCTCCTGTGTTGAATATTCGTTGTTTTGTATCAATGAAAACCCGCTCTGTCTTTCTGTTGATATCGATATAATAATCCAAACACTCTAAGGCTTTTGGGTTAAACCCACTTTGGTCTAGTTGTATATTCATGCTTGATTTTTTCTCTTTGTCTTTTATAAGGTAAACACTCGACGATCCTTTTGGTGGATCAGATATACTTCCAGCTAAATCTCTCTCGGATAATTCAGGGTATTTTTCAAGTATTTCAGATGTTGTCATGTGTGGTCCTGAGATATTCATTTCCATATTAGGAGCTTTGAGTAAACTCGCCCATGATACGTCCTCAGTTGGTTTTATCATACTAAAATGCCTCTCATAGATATGCAAATTTGTAATAAACCAATGCATTTCTCCAAGTTTAGTATTGGTATCAAAGCAAACTTTATTCATGAGCTTAGCAAATGTGTACTGATCATTACAGAATCCAAACCAAAGATCAATACTTCTTGCAAATACAGTGAGATTAAGCTTGCCATCGACTATCGTGAAGTTAAGCACAACATTACAGGGAGTGTCTGAGTCATACCTCTCTAGCTCGTTTATGTCATAATGAACTACTATCGCCCTTCTGGTATTAGGGTTCTTCTTGAGCTCCTGAATAGCGCGGTCTAGCTGCTCGTTCTTATTCCAGAAATGTCCATAATTGCTATTCACTTCAGTAGTGCCAGGGACGATCATATTATTCCATATCTTAGCTCGTTTTGCTATCTCAGTCACATCTCTATCTCCTGATAAATACCAATGCCACTCGTACTCTGCGTAGTCTTGGTTGAACTTTCTTTCAGGCTCTGTGATGATCATCTGCATTGGATTCTCTAAAGTAAATGAAGCATTGAACATCGCCTTTGTGCCTGAGAAATCCTTACCGTCTTTCATGATCTGTAAGTAAAGTTGCTTGAAAGCTTCGTTTGCATTTTTAAATCTCATATTGGAAAATATCTATAAATTTTTTAAGAAATTCTACACCGTCCGTCTTTCTATACTCTTGTAAGTAAATTACGCGTTTTATCCCAGATTGTAGTATTAGTTTTGCACAGTCAACGCAAGGACTAAGTGTCAAGTAAAGTTCTGCTCCTCCAACCGCATATCCAGATCTTGCTGCTTTAAGAATTGCATTCATTTCTGCGTGTATTACCTCTGGGACTGTAACATCATTTCTCTCACAGCAATTATTCATTCCCGCTGGAGTGCCATTATATCCAAAGGCTACTATGTTTCCGTCTTTTACTAGGACTGCTCCAACTTTAGAACGTTCACAGTGAGATAGTATTGAGACTTCTTTTGCTATATTCAGATATACTTGATCAAACTTATGTTGACTTGCCATAACATTTATTTAATTTTAATGAGAGCCAGTACTTCCAAATCCTCCATCGCCACGTTCAGTATCTATAGAATCTAATTGATCTACTAATTCAACCTCCTCATAATTTACAGGGACTAAAATAAACTGAATAATCTTTTTCCCAGCTTCTAGTATATCATTTGTTTTACCAATATTGAATACATGAATATGAATTTCACCTGTATAATCCTCATCTACTATCTCAGCGCCTTTAATGAGTTTATTCTTTGTTGCGATTCCACTTTTATTTGCAGCCATCAACATATAACCGGGCGGTACATTTGCTTTAATGCCAGAAGGAATTAGTACATCTTCTCCAGGTCTTAGTATAGTGCACTCAAAATCATCTGGTATAAAGAAATCTATGCCCGCGCTTTTACTTGTGCCTCTTACTGGAGTTTTTACTGCACGCGTCTTAATAATTTTCATCTATTTTGTTTTATCGTAATCCTCTTTGTAGTGTTCTACCATTGCTGTGAGGTATGCTATGGCATCTAAGACATTATCATATTTCTTTGAGTAAGATTCTCTTGATAGTTTCAATGAGACCATACAAAGATACATGTCTTTTGCTGAGATATCTTTTCCTGTCATATTAGAAGCTAATGTTGCAGCTATCTCCATGCTCTCTTTCATCGGTCCATATTTTCTTCCAGATTCTTCAGCTCTGCGATAGACAATGTCTTGCGCGTGTTCAAGTATATTTAATCCGTTGTTCATAATAGAATATAACGATGTTTTACTGATTAGGAAAGTATATCTTGTAAGTGCGGATAATACCTTGGTTTTAAGTGTACTGACGCCTTTGATTCTAATATCTCTAACATCGCTGAGCCATCTTCGTCTATCCAACTTTCTGGCCATGACATGAAATTCAATCCTGATTCTGCGATGATGTCATTTGCTATTTTTCTTAGCTCCATCCTTTGTTGACGTGATCCAAAGAATGGCTGTTTCTTATAGAGTCCAGTGCCAGGTATTTTACGCGATTCATGTTCTACTGGAAGTAGTTGTACTAGGGTTGGATTATTAAGTCCTTTGGCGAAATTAACATACCTGGTGAAAAGTTCCTTTGTCGCTGTGACTGGATCCGATTGACGAGCCAGATGGAATCGAAGATCGATATTTCCAAAATATAACACAACATTTCTGGGTCTGATCTCATTTATAGCTTGAGCATTTGCATGTTTTAGCCATCCAAATAGAGTCTTACCTTGATTGAAACTTAGAGCATATCCAGGTCTCCATACTGATAGTGAGTGAGAATCCCCTATCACAATATTTGGGTTTGGTTTTGAAAAGTAATCAACAGCTTTATTTGGATACCAAGGCCAATGTGTAGTTTGTATCTTGATTCTATTATTGAATTTAAGGAAATCAAACGTCTTATTAATAAACTCTATCTCTCCTTCGTACTGCGATATTGCTGTCATCTTCTCTGTGTGGATTGGACCAGGTCCACCGGGGATATTAAAACTACCGTCTGTAAAATTTACTCCTTCGCATATATAGAGCTTTTCATATTCCTTCCACGTATTGGGATTTGGGTTTACATCTATCGCGTCTTGCGGATTTAGGTCTTTGACCATCTTTGTGCAAATAATGCCATATCCAGATCCTTGAGAATTCATCCCAGTTCCTATATTACCCATTATTGATATTAGTGCCGATTTCATAACTATGTTTTTTTATAAATCTTTTACATCATCCCCTGCATTCCTGAAAGCCCATCTCCAGAATTCTCTTCTTTTTCAGACTTTTTCTCAAGGACCACGGATTCAACAGTCAAAATTGTACCGGCAACTCCAGACGCATTCTTGATCGATGATGTTACTACTTTTGTAGGATCCAAGAGTCCTGCCTCTATACCATTGACTATACACTTATTCTTTGCATCGTATGTAGTAAATTGGTCGTCCTTTTGATTTATACTGTGTAATATTTCATACCAATTATCCATACCTGCATTTGAAAGTATCCTCTTAAATGGCTCATGACATGCTTCTTTGATAATATTAAAACCAATCTTTTCATTCTCTTTCCAGTCTATCGTCTTACTCTTCATTGCCGTAATCGCCCTTATCAATGCTACACCGCCACCTGGAAGTATGCCGTCTACAAGAGCCGCCTTTGTTGCTAGCAGAGCATCTTCTACTCTGTCCTTCTTTTCTTTCATCTCGATCTCTGAGTTGCCTCCTACGTTGATTATAGCCACGCCTCCTATGAGCTTGCCTAGACGTTCTTGCAGCTTCTCCTTTTCAAAGAAAGACTGAGCCTTATCTATCTGGTCTTTGATCTCTAATGATCTTAATTTGATAGTCTCTGCGTCTCCTTTGCCATCTACCATCGTCGTATCTTCCTTGCTTATTGTAGCCAACCTTGATTTTCCTAAGAACTTATCCATGTCTTGAGGCGTTATCTTTTCAAGCTTATGTCCTTTGCTTTTTGACATTACAGTTCCACCAGTCAGTATCGCCATGTCCTCAAGAAGTAGTGTACGACGATCACCAAAGTCTGGAGCTTTCACCGCACATACTTTAACCACGCCTCTCATTTTATTGACGATCATCAATGCTAGCGCCTCATCTCCATAGTCTTCTGCTATAATAAGGATGGACTTATTCTCTGAGTTTGCTTTCTGGAGGAATGGTATGATCTCTGTAGCTGTATTTATCCTGCCATCGAAGAGCATAATATAGCAGTCTTCAAGAATTGCTGTCATCGTGGTATTATTTGTCACAAAGTATGGACTCTTATATCCTCTGTCAAATTGCATTCCCTCTACAACCTCGAGTGTTGTCTCTCCAGTCTTTGATTCTTCTATAGTGATTAGACCCTCTCTGCCAACTTTGTCTATTGCTGCTGAGATTAGTTCACCTACTTCAGTATCATTATTGCCTGATATTGTTGCTACTTGTTTGATCTGCTCTTCTGTGCTTACATCAACTGAAAACTTCTTTAGCTCTTCTATGACCATTGCAACCGCCTTGTCTATACCAGCTTTTACTTCAACTGCATTAGTGCCTTGGCGTATTTCTTTCATGCCCTCTTGGATCATCTTTGTTGCAAGCAGCGTGGATGTCGTTGTACCATCACCAGCCTCATTTGCTGTCTTTATAGCTACGCTCTTAACCAACTGAGCACCCATGTCTTCGACATCATTCTCTAATCTCAAAAAACTTTTTGCGACAGAAACTCCATCTTTCGTGGCTTTTACTTCACCATTTGGTTCACGTATTAACACCATTCTTCCTCCAGGACCTAATGTAGAGGATACTGTCTTATTTAATTTCTCAATACCAGCAAGAAGCTGCTCTTTGAGTTCTGTTCCGAAAACGTTATTTGTTGTGCTCATATTATCCTAATATTGCTAAGACTTCTGTCTCTTTTGTAATGAAATAATCCTCTCCTACGAGGCTGATTTTTGTTGTGCCCATCTTTGGTATAAGAACTACATCTCCTACTTTTAGGTTTGATGGGACAGTAGTATCTGAATTGTAATTATAAGTTCCAGAAGTTGCTATAACCTCTCCTGTCTCTGGACGTTCTTTGCCCATGTCTGGAAGTATGATATTGCCTACCATCTCTTCTGATGTCTCTACTGGCTTGAGTATTAAATACCCGTTTAGTGGTGTTATCATGAATTGTTTTTTATGAAATTATTGATGTCTTGCTCTGTAACATTTATTCCAAGCGGTCCGAGATCTCGTATGTATAGATCTTTTAACTCAGAAGGAATAAATTTAAATCTAAGTTCGGTGCTTTCAACAGTCTCTGCCCGATCATTTTTAGAATAGATCTTGTGAATATAGAATGCTTGGTATTGCGTAGGACTGCTCATAATTGAATATAAACTTTATTTTTGTAAATTTGTAATCTTTCTTCTCAGTAGGTTAAAGAAACACCCATAACCTATATGAAATTATAATTTTTCTCCACAATTTGGGCAGAACTTCCAATTCGATTTCTTGATCCTCACTCCACACTCTCCACAGTAATTCCTGATCTCATTCGCCTCGATGGCTTTATGTGATTCTGGAAGTAAATGGATTTCATAAGTGTAATATGGAGTTGTGTAGAAATCTCCTGTGGTATTTGTAAATTTCTGATCTGATTTTCCGCCTTGAGCTACTCGACCTGTCTCTACTGAATCTGGTTTTGCTTCGTTGAGTTGCTGCTTTCCCACACTAGTAGTTCTGATGTTTGGCCCAGCAAATGTGTTAGAAGAGTTTGCAAATGATGTTGATGAGTAGTAGCTTGTAGAGCTGTATCCTATGATATTTCCACTTGGGCTACTGTATACTTGGCTATCATAGAATACAGGTGGTGTAATTGTCGTGATCGAGCCAGTATTGAATTTGTATACCTCAGGATAAAATTCCACCTTTACTAATCCATTCTTCTCTCGCGCGGCGGCTGTCTCTTCTACGTTGTCTACCTCAAAGGTCTTGAATAGGAATTTTGCGTTCTCGTCGATGAACCTTTCGATAAATATTCTATCTCCAGCTGGTACTACTATGCCAGACTTGGAAACCAACTTACCGTTGATCCAGATCTTTGCCATATACCGTGTCGATGTGGGATTGTGTAATTCTATCTCAAAATTTGTTCCATCCTTGAGGTAGATGTTTTTACCGTCATAGACTTTGAATCTAGACTTTTTTGATGTGATGTGTGCTTCGGGTCTAGCAAATGCGCCGTAGCCCGTGTTTGTGATGTACATGATTTTCCTTTTTTATGTGTTAACAATGTTGCCGGTCTTATCGTGGCCTGTGACCACTCAAGGGATATCTCTTCCCAAGATCGACAAAGTTATGGGTGTTTCATCTATAAATATATGCGTTTTATATTTCATTCTGTAATTCAAATGCTTTTTCTCTACATTTTAGATATCTTTTATGGTATATCTCAGCCATAGAATGATTCCAAATTATATTACGTTTATTTTCGTATGTCATCTTTAAAGCACATGCGTTATTTAATCTAAGATAAATGTGTGATAATTTCATGTAGTTCATAAAAGACGGATCTATTTTTACAAGATCTTGCATTTCATATTTTTCCTCTAAAAGATCATAGTACGCAGGACCGGTCGTCTGTCTATCAATATATCTCTTTATCCTCTTTAGTAACTTATTCATGTATCTCAATTTTTTTTATAAATGTAAGGTATTTTAATGGTACTCCAAACTCTATTTTAGTTGGTAGATATGAAGAGCAGTCGGTTCCCATAGTCAAACTGAGTGTCATATTCTCTAGTCTAACAACCTTCTTTACGAAAACATAATCACTTCCATATGTAGTATTCATAAGGATAACATATACATCTCTATCAACCTTAACATTTTCCTGTAAGTCAATAGACCATACTGATGTATTAGCTAGTAGAGTATATAGCTTGTAGTTTTTAGCCTGTTTAGAGCTCTCTGGTGTTTTCATATCTTTATATTTGTCCTGTTTTTCTTAAGTATTCATCTACAAATATATGCGTTTTATATTTCGTCTAAAAATTTAATTGCGGAGCAGTAAGTAATATGTCTGAATCAGGAGCTCTAAATGAACCTCTGAACATTAAAGTCATAAATGCCTCACCCTTTTCATTATAATCTAGATGATTAGTAGCTGAATATTGATTTAAACCAGGCCAGTGTCCTATTATAGTAATGTCTTTTCCAGATTTTATCGTGTATGTTTTTCCTAGTTCTAACATATCTTTATATTTCGTTCAATTATTTTTTAATCCACTTAACTTTTACTATAGTCCCTGGGCCATTCCATTTTGCTATAATATAGTGAGTTAAAGTTTCCCAACTAATCCACTCATGTAAATATGTTTCTATAATCATTTTAGCATAGTTTTTACTTCTTTGATTGGGTCCTCTGAAATATAATAACTTGGACCTGAATAGTCATCGCCATCATCATCGACGCAGTCCCATACTCTTTGAGCGCACTCATCTATAGCCTGTTCTGCGTACATTATCAACGCCTCTATCATTGCCTGTTTAGAGCTCTCTGGTGTGTTTATCGTCCACTTTGCTTTACATTCTTCTAAAAACTGTTCTGCCGTTTTCATATCTTTATATTTTAGTGTGCATCTTTCCAATTTTTTCCTAGTGCTGGCGGTGCTTTTAGCTTTATGCTGATCTTTGTCGTGTTCTCCATGCAATCTTGTACTATCTGCATCGCCTCTTGAGCTCTGGAAGACTCTACTTCAGTAATTATCTGGTCATGAATTTGAGCTATGACTAATCCATCAATCCCAGCAGATTTTAGTCGTCTATTTATTTGTATAGCTGCTCTATTTACTATTGAAGCTGCTAATGACTGTATACAATAATTGCGAGAATTATTGACACCATTAACATAATCCCTATAAATCTTTGTGACTTTCTCTTTGCCGTATTGTTTAGACAGCATATTTCTGATTTGCCAATCTGTAATGCCATCTCCAAGTGAATCATATATCTTCTTGACTTTATCCAAGTGTCTGATACGTCCTACTTGGGTCTTGACATATCCTACAGTCTGCGCTTGATCTTTTGAATCTGCCATCCACTGTTTAAGAGCTGGGAACCCATTGAGATATCCATCGACTAAAACTTGAGCTTTCTTTTGTGGAATATCTAGTGTTTTCCCAAGAGCAAACGCCCCCATGCCATAAGGAATTCCCAGTGCATATGCCTTTGCTTTATTCCTAAGTTGTGGCGCATGCTTTCTAAGAAAATTCTCTGCCTTTTTATCTGGGGAATATTGGTTGAGATGCTCTGTCTTTATCGCGATCGTAGAATAAAAATCCCAGTTATTTCTGAAGATATCCTTGAGTCCTTCATCTCCTGAAACATGAGCGAATACGTGAGGCTCCAAAGATTCATAGTCACAATCCACAAAGTCATTGTCCGTGTCGGATATAAAAAATGCTCTCACCAGGTTCGTATACTCTACTACTATCGGATCATCTTCACCCTCTTCTTTTGGTCTTGGAAGCTGTTGCGCGTCTGAACCATATCTGCCTGATACAGTCCCATGCTGTTTATAATAAAAAAAATATCTACCATCCTCTTGTGCATCTAAAAAGCGATCCATATACGTAGACTTGATCTTTAGAAGCTTACCATATATCCTAAGTTTAGATGCCCAAGAGTGTTTATCAGCAATGCTCTGAATCAAATCATCATCAAATTGGGGTTTGCCTTTCTTAGTCTGAGAAAGAGGTTTTATTCCGAGTGCTGTGAATGCTATATCACCCATCTGATCTTTTGACTGTATATTAAAGAATGTACCGTCATTATCTTTCTTCCACAGTCTCATGCTTATCTTCTGCAGATCAGATTCATCAATTACGAATTCATGACCTTCCATAAGAAAAGTCTTAGCTGGAGAATCTGGAAGTTTAGAGAGTGTTGTTTGGGTGATGCTATATCTGCCTGAAATATCTGACTTTGGAAGAGGAAGATCAAAGTATGCTACTGTCTCTTGTGCGTATGATCCTTTATTGCTTGGGGGATATTCTTCTATTGCTTTCTCTAGTATCCACTGCTTGACTTCATCTCTGCTCATCAAATCCTCTACCACAAGATCATAGTATCGTTTCATATCAAGATCTATCCTATCTCTCGATGACTGAATGGTATCAATGTCTAGCTTCACGCCTTTGTCTTCCATTGGTATTGTAACTTCTCTATAAAGTGGCATTACCTCATCGACAAAGAAGAAGTCTTCAAGTCCTTCGCTAATTATGCGTGGAAGATAGTGGTTGTATACCCTGAGTGTAAGATCTGTATCGGCACATGCATATTTTGAAAGTACCTCTATGTCTGCTTTGAATATCTCGTAATTATCCTTTGTAGTTGATCCACCATTTGCACGTATAGATTCTTTTAGCTCTATCTGCTCTTGGTTTGCCTCAGACTCAATATCAATACCAATCTCAGACTGTATGCTCTTGGCTATTTCCTTAAGCGCAAAAGTACCATGACCAGTCTCAGAATTTGCGCCCTCCTCTTGAACTGTATGCACCATGAGGATAGTGTCAGCCCAGATCGAGTCTATCAAATTTACGCCATAAAAATTCTTAACGAATCTAGTATCGAAAGACAGATTATGTCCTATGATCTTTTTGCCTATGAGCATCGATATAATACGCTTGGCTATATCATGACATATTAGATCATCAATCTTAGCGTCCTGTAGCTCACCATTGACAAATAACATCGTGGGCATATAGTAACCAAGGCCTACTTCACCTGAGACAGAGAAGCCTATTATCTTGCCTTTTCTGGGATTAAGTGAATTGGTCTCTGTATCAAAGGAGATCAGATCATGGTTCTGTATGTGAGCTATCATTTCCCTGATTCTCTCCAAAGTATTCACTTGTAAATAGGTCCTCTGTGTCATAAACTTTATTTTTTTTGTACGGAAATAACTCATTGAGTCTGCTTTGACGTCTTTCACATCCACAGTCTTCTAAATGTAATACTTTTTTAGCAAACCATGAAGCAAATCTATCCAGTCTAAAGAAATGAGTGAATCGAGCTACTGTGTCTCCAAGACCTCTACTCTTTGTCTTGCTTGCCATCTATTTTCTTTTCTATTTGGGTTATGGCACTTGCGATATTGAGTATCACATTTTGTACTTGGAGCCAAAGAGAGTTATGATCTTGTCTAAGCTTATGTATGATCTTAAACTGATATATTTGTAATGCCATGAGTACAAAGATCACTATAAGATAGAAAGTCTGAGTCGTAACTGTAAATGTCATAGTTAAATGTACAACCTTTTTGTGAGAATATGAAATTTAAGTTTTGAGTTTATATGAGGCATTGTCCTCCTCCACAGGCGACTTGATCCTTAAGGTCTGTATTATCGTCCAATTCTATGACCAAACTTAGATCTATATTAGAAAGAGATTTCATCATTTCTTCATATTTCTCCTGAGTGCACTCTTCGAAAGGCGCTTGAATATAACTGCCTCCATCATAATTTAATACCGATAGTCCATTATAACAAGTCCTATTCTCCCACATCCATTCACCTACTGTGTCCCATTCATTGTCCTTTATAGAGATAGTCGCTGAGATATTGTGCGTATTCTGTCCTGTCTTATGTCCCGGTTTGATCCAGTTCGTATAGAAATACTTTACTCTCTCAAGTAGATCTATCGCTGATTCTGTTCTAAGTATAGACCCCTCTGGAGCTTTTTGTGGAATAGATATTACTGCTGTGCTATGAGGTTTAAAGTATTCATCTTGTATTAGCTCTGGGTGATATGTGCTAAGATAGGCGTATATGGCTTCATTCTTACCTACTCTTACGTTTCTGATGTAGTACTCGCTATGCCATGCATGTATTCCAGAAGATGTACCTAAAACTAAAGAAGACGTTCCCGAAGGTTTTATTGTAGTACATCTAGCAGCTGAATTTATTCCTATTGATTTTGCGGTCTCTACATTTGTCTCTTTCACTATGAGTGCTGCCTTTTTAAGATCTAGCTTCTGCGCAACTCCAGATCCTATACCTGTCATTCCCACTCCTATCAATGCTTCTTTCTCAGTAGTCTTTTGCCATATTGGTCTGAGGTAGTGGAAGTTTGTATACCCTGCCTGTAGAGTTCCTATAATTGCCGCTGCTTTCACTCTGCTATTCAAATCTTCTTGGTCTACTACATCTGAAACGTTAACCTCACAAAGGTTGCAGAACTGGTATGGCCTCAAGGCGATTTCCATGCAAGGGTTACTTCCCCAATCTTTATCATTACTAAGAAATATTCCAGGTTCTCCTGATCCAGAATTCTCGATCTTCTTCCATAGACTCATGAAAAATTCCTTTGTGATCCTATTCCTCAGAAGTACTGCTGAATTATTTGCTCTGCCTCTCTGTGGATTTAGCTCCCACCACTGTCCAGTCTTACAAGAAATCATATCCTCATCGTCTGCAGAAAAAAGTGATACTAATGCCGCTCTTCTTATACCACC